TTTAACTACAGCCGCAACCGCAGTCTCCATTTGCCAAAGCACACACTTTTGCCAAAGTTTCATTTATTTTAGATACATTAGTAAATTTATTACAAACAAAAGAAGCTTTTACTCCCTTTAATAAACTTTCAGCTAATAAAGCAGTTTCCTGGTCTTCTTTTGAACCACTGTTGTTATATTTAATCCACAATCCTGATATACAAGCTTCTGCTTTACAAGTTACTAAAACCCTATCTTTATAGTCAACAGCAACATCAGGATTTAGAACACCAACAGCATAAATTATATCATATATACCATCTTCTAAATTATAAGACTGTTCTGGAAAATCAAAAGAATTTGTAGCTTGAGCAGGATATAAATTTACACCTGAAGTGTTTTTAAGTATGTATAAAGCTTTTTGTACTCCGTTAATATCACTAAAAGCTACTTTAGCGCTAATTATTAAAGATACTGGTATATTTCCTAATACTTGGTTATTACTCCAAGCATTAAGATTAGTAGTATTATTATACAAACCTGTATTATCGGTTAATGTAATTTTGTCACATTTACCTTTTATACAAAATTTTAATTTAGGTGCAATAATCATTTATTATTCTTGTTCTGTGCTTACAGGCACTGTGTTATCTTCCTCAGTATTAGCAATTACGTCTTCTTTTACTTTACATACATTTAAAAAATTAATAATAGGATTACTAATTTTAAAAGGCAATTCAACTAAATAAGTTTCAAGTTTAGTTAATTGGTCTTTAGTCATTTTTAAAACAATAGTTTCTTCACTCATGTTGTTAGTTATAAAATTAATTTATTTAATAAAAGAAGCTGTTACAAAACCAGCTCCTATTCCAATCAAAGTACCTATTACAGTACCCTTTACTTTCTTTCTATTAGCCTTTTTAAGGGCTTTATTTCCTTCATCTATAGTGTTTTGAAGGTCTTGTATTTTAGCTGCTTCTATTGCCCTTTTATTAGCTGCTAAAGTTCTTAAATCTTCAATAGAACCTGCTTGCACTCCTAATATATCACTATAAGCAATAATCATTTGGTCTTTATATTTATTAAGTTCGTACTCATTTATATAAAGGGCCTCATAAGATTTAAAAGCCTCAGTTACTTTTGGGATAAGAAACCATTGTTCTATTGGTATCCCTACGTATAAAGAATCCTGTACTTTTATCAATACTGTCGAGGGTGTGTATTGCGCTATTGACCCTTTTAATAAGCTCCCCATTAGTACTAATGTAATTAATATCTTTAATGTTTTCATTATGATTTTTGATTATAGTATTAGTTTTGTTGTTATAAACAAACACAGTGTCTTTAATTCTTTGGATATAGTCTTTTTGAAATTGGATAATAGTGCCATCATGTGCAATTTTTTTTTCTAAACTGTCATTTAATTCAATAAGTCTTTTTTCTGTTGGATTTATTTTTGTGTTTTTATTTTTTTTAGGAACATTTACAATTATTAAAATGACAAATATTAATGTCAATAGTAACCAAGGTAGATTATCTTTTAAAAATTTGTTCATAAGTTATTCTATAATTAATTTGAAACCAGTAGGACACAAAGATAGTAATTTTTTCATACACTTTTTACTATTAATTATATCAACATAACCATCTGCATTAATATCTTTGTGAGCAGTACCTACTAATATACAACCAATTACATCAGTATCATTATCAATACTTGCATAATTACCCGTATGTATTAGTATATAATCTCTATTAGGAACATTAGTAACATGAAAATGATTACTAAATTTTACTGAATTTCTTTTTACTACAGTATAAGTACCTGTTGGTATACAAGACTTTTGTTTTTTGTTATTATTCCAAGGTAATTCTAATGATTTACAATTCCAAACCTCTGTCCAATCATTATTGTAAACAGCAAGATGGCCTGGTGTATTTTTAGTATTTGGCTGTCTTTTTATTTTTACTATCATAATTCGTTATCTCTTTTCATTAAATTACCAAGTAAACTTCCTACTACTGTTAAAACTGCACTAATTATAGTTAGTAATTTACTGCTTTCTGTAACTGCTGCTACAGTAGTCAAAGTAGTACCTATAGTTATAAAAGCAAAACTAAATTGTTTTCCTATTCTAGTAGTACCTGGAGAAAAAAGTTGGTTAAGTGGCTTTAAAACTTTCTTTTTCATGTTTTTTAATTTCTAAATCTTTTAATTTTATTTCCCGTTTTTTTAATCTGTACTCTTGTATTTTTACAATTACCATAAGAGTACCTAATATTATTGCAGAACTTATTTTTATCATAGTGTCAAAGTCTACTAAACCTATGTAAAGAAAATATCCTGCATCTGCAATTCCTGTTCCTACTTTATCTACTGCCATGTTATTATGTATTATCTATTAATTTTAGTAGGAGTGTGAATATATAACCAATCCAAACCAGGTATACCTCCTGAACCACTTACCCTATTATGTATAAGTGAGGCAGTATTAGTTCCTGAAGGAACTCCTCTGTTTATAGTTGTTCTTATTGTATAATCTCTATTATTGTCACTTGTTATAAAAGTAAAATCAAAATTAGTTCCGTTATAGTATACTATTAAATTTTGAGGATTAGCAACAGTAGATGCTACTGTTATTCCAGAATCTACAGCATTAGCTGTATAATCTGCCAATACACCTGTTCCTACATAATAAAACCAATTAGTTGTAGCATTAACTAATCCAGAATCTGGGAAATAAACTAAACTGCCTCCTTCTATAGCAGATGCTCCAGCTGCTGCTGTCCAGTTAGTATTTACAGCTGATGCCCTGTTTATTCCTCTAGAATACCTTTGATTAATATTAGCTGTAGTAGCTATATTAAATCTATCAAAGTAAAATAAACCTACAGCATTTGGAACAAGTTTATTAGAAGTAGATTCACCAATAGAAGCTCTATTAGCTGTTGCTTCTGCTGTTGCAATACCATGTCTATTCCCATTAAGACCGACTGCCCAGTTTCCTCCTACAGCGCTAACTAATGCATGATTTGCTGTTAACCAAGTACCAGATCCAATACCAGTAGGTATTCCTATAAAATCATCAAATGAATCATAAGTTGGTAAATTTACCATATACCATTTACTGTTAGTGTAAACTAAGTCAATACTTTGGTTTGTTAATATAGGTACAGCTTTACCGTTACCATTTATAAATCCTGCACTAGCTGTACCAGAAGTACTGTTGTTTTCTAACAGTAATAAAGTATTTGAAATATTTAATATTCTAACCCATTTACCCTCTTCTCCACCTAAAAGAGAAGTCCATATTGCAGGAGCAGTTGCTTTAAATAAAATTAAAGAAGACTTACCTAATCCTGTAGCAGGATTCCAAGCATCATTAAATCCTGATAAACTTACATCAACTATTCTTCCTGATGCAGTAGCTTCTGCTATATTAGTTACTAGTGCTCCTACTTTTAAAGATAATGTGTTAGAGGGGTCTAAAGAAGGTAATACAAAATATTCTCCTAAATTAGGAGTTCTTACTGTAATTTTATTAAGTGTCCTTGTAGCTTTAATTAAATTTCCTTCAAAATCTACTGAAGTTACTGTACCAGTAGCTCCTAAGTTTACACCTTCATCTTGCCATTGAATAAGACTTTGGTGGCTTCCACCACCCCCTCCAGTAATATCTATTGTTAAAACACTACCTAAAGCAGTAGCAGTAGCCCCTGATCCAGTAATATTTATAGTACTTATTCCTCCAAGAGTACCTTGATTTACTCCCTCATCTTGCCATTGTAATTTAACTTGTCTGTTTTCTACAGCAGTTTCTAGTTGTTGTAAAGCTGTTTTTATACTAACATTATCAGAAATAGTAGTTCCTGTAAAAGTCCCTAAATCAAATTGAACAGCAGAAATTCCAGTAAGTATATTTAAATTTACTAATGCTGCTTCTATAAAATCTAAATCAACATTTTGAGTTACTGTTATGAAATTAAATTTAATTTTATCACCAGGTGACATTAGACCTGATATAACAGTAGTAGCTAAAGGTATAACTGCACTAGTCCCATAATCAATATTTAAAAGATAACTAGTACTAGAAGAAGTTCCTGTAATATTTTGAGCATTAACTTTTATTCTTGCTACTCCTGAACCTTGATCAGTAAATTGAACTAAATCTCCCTCAACATTTAAATATTGAAAGTCAGATAAATTTCCAAAAAGAAGTCCTTGATTTTGAAATTCTATATCATTAGAAGTAGGTAACGAACTTAACTCTTTAATTTCTATTTCTCCAGTAATATCATTTCTAGTAAGTAAAGATATATTAGAGTTATTAGTTAATGGTAAATCGTTTATTTTTACTACTCCATCAAATGAAATTTTAGTTAAGTTATCAAAACTTAAATTAAATCCTCCTCCATTTACATTTCTATTACCAGTAAGAGTCCCATTTGAATTATATATATTCAAACTTCCTCCAGTAACAATTACCCATGAATTAGTAGTAATTTCCCATGAATAAATTGCGCCTGTAATTGAATCTAAATAGACAAATGGACCTAAAGGTCCTGCATCTTCAATAGGTGGATTTTGGCCTATCTGTATTTCATTTGTAAAAAAGGGTAAGTGATTTTTATTAGCATCTACCCAGTAATAATTATCATAAATAACATTTCTTGAAATGTCACTATTTCTTGCTCTGTATAATATCTGACCTAATTCATTTTTGGGCCAATTTTCTGCATCAATTGCTTCCATCCAAGGAATTGTTGGAAAGCTGACTTTTCTACTATAAAATGAAGATTGACCCATATATTTTTGTGTTTACAAAGATAAAGTTAAAATTTTATATTAACTAAATTTGTTTATATAAATATTAAATTCTAAAGAATTCTGTAATGAATGAGTTTGATTATACTTTACTTTCTTATAAAGACCGTAAAAAGGAGTACTTATTAATAATCCTAAAAATCTAACTACCCATACTGACCACCAAGAAATATTAAATTTCCTAAGTAGTTTACAATAAAATATATCTGCCTTTATTTTATGTTTAAAATTAACAGGTAGATTGTATTTCACATACATATAATCGTGCACCATTGCACACAAATCTAATTCTTTAATTAAGTAACTATCTCTAACTATAGTTGCCCCATCAAATTTTCCTGGAAAAACTATAAAATAATCAAAAGCTTCTAAAAAATTTAAAATAGAATTTTCACTAAACTCGTAGTCAGTTAATACTTGTATTAGTAAATTTCTTTTATACAGTAAAATTTCTAAAGACTCATTGAAAAAGTTCATTGTAAATTCATTACTATAAGATCTTTTACACTTATCTCTGGATAAACATCCATTACTCCAAATAAAATAACTAAAAATTGTTCTTCTACTATTTTATTTAATATACTTAAATTAGTAGGATCAGTTTCATTATCAAATGCACTTATTAAGTTTAAAGAATTTCCAGTTTTTAAATAACCTAAATACAAATCTCCGTAAGCAGAATAAAGCCAATTATAAAGATTTGGGTTAAAAGATTTTAGCATATTATCTGCTTTATATCTTCTATTTTCTAAAAATTCTTCTAACTTAGAAGAAGAGTATAATACAATGTCTTCGCCAGTAACTGGATTTTTAGTACTAATTGGAAATACATTAAAATCAAGAGTGTACATAAATTTCTCTTCTGGGGATTCTTCTCTTTTAAAAAACTGTATTGTCTTTTTTAATCCAGTTATTACATCCACAGTTATACCTTCATGAGTCTTTTCTTCAATTACAGTATTATATAATTGACGAACTACTAATGTCTCTGACAAATCTTCTTCAACAAAAACATAATCTTTATAAATTTTTTCACCTTTTAATCCATAAACAGCTTCTTTAGGTTTTAAGAAACTTAAATTATCATATTGTATTTCTGTAGCTTTTTGAACAGGTATACCATTTAAAATGCAAAGAGTTTCTAATATAGTAATTTCAGGGGGCTTATTAGAATCAATAGCTTCCTGAGTAATAGTTTCAATCCAAGTAGAAGTTACCTTATCAAATGCAGGTCTAATAAGATCATTGTTATAAATAACATCAGTATATGGCAATACTGCATATTCGTCTAGTTCACCAGTATAGGCAAATCCTTTGTTTATAGGGGAATAAAAAGAGTAAAGTTGGCTCATTGAAATGTTTTAAAGAAGTTTTAATAAAAAAGAAACCAAGGGGAGTAACCAACAAACAGCACTCCCCAAGGCTCTTATAAATTAAAGATCGCCAGTAGCGTAAGCTGTACCTAATACAGTCTCGGCCAAAGCATCACCAACAGTTGAAGCTGCTACTGAAGCTCCTGTCAACTCAAGCATAAATCTAACATTACCAAATGTTCTACCTAAAGTACCTAGTGGAGTATCAGCATCTACTTGATCTGTCCATTTAATATCCAAGATAGAATAATTTTTAGTAGGATCTGCTAAAAGTTCTACAGGCTTATTTGGGATAAATGTAGTCAAAGTAGCATCTGTGTTATTTTCCATAAATGCTTTTTCTTCCATTACTACAGTTTCATAAGTACCTACACCAAATTTAGGTTGTGTAGTACTATTTGTAATTACAACTGGTACACCTTCCTTTTGGATAATTACACTGAAAGAGTTTTTGCTATAATTAGAGAACAAGTATGGGTCAAATTCATTGTTAATACCAGTAAACTGAATACCATACAAACCACCTACAGTAGTAATTTCATTAACTGTCTCAGCAGCTGCATTTGGTCCTCTAAATTTTTCACCAAGAGTAATTGTCAAACCACTTACAGATACCACAGAATAAGCATCAGTAGTAGAACCAATGCTGATGGTGTCACCAGCAACAATAGTACCTACACCTGTGTTCATTACAATAGTTTTAGAACCATTGGAAACAATAGCACCACCTGCAATAGCAGCACCTACAGTACCATCAGTAATAACTTTAATACGTGCATAAGAAGGCTTAGAATTACTAGTTTCAGATACCCAGTTATTCACTGATTCAAAAATAGCATCAGCAGCTCTAAGAGCAAATTCTCTAGCAGAAGAAGAAGCAGAGGTATTAAATTGACCTTGCATGTGAATTGCCATAGAAGCATTTCCACCGTATACATAATCATCTTGCTCTTGACGAATGTAAATTCCAAAGTTAGAGCTATTGATTACTGGCAAGTTAGCACTACCAGAACCCTGATAACCAAGTGTAGTTACTTGTTCAGCATCTGAAATAAATTTTTGCTTAGTTAAAACCAATTTAGTTACATCAAAAAGTTGAGTAAAAATAAGAGGCTTAGTAGAACCGTGTGAGTAAGCAAACTTAGCTACACCAGTAGTTGGCATTGCAGCAAGTCTTTTACCTGCTTTGTCTACTAAAACAGCAGCACCTCTAGGTAAATTAATATTTGTTACCACTGCACCAGCAGCTGGCAAACTAGCCACGTTTGAAGCAGGTATTACAAAAGAAGCAAAACCCATTTTACGTGAATACATTGAACTGTTAAAACTCATTGTTAATAAAAGTATATAATTAATTTAATTGTTCTATTCCTAAATCAGGAATATTTGGTTCTGAATTACTCTTTCTAATAATTCTAACAGCAATTTCTACAATAGCCTCATGTACTTCCTTAGTAGTACTTTCTAATATACAATTAACTTGGCTTCCAGGAGAAGATCTGTTAACTACTATATCAGGGATTGATTTTAAGTATTTGATTTTGTAAGAGGTAATATTAAAAGCACCATTAGTAATTAACTGTACCCTTCTATTACTGTCATACATTCTCCATACTAAACCATCGTATTGATTAATGTAGGGCTTTCTATAATGATTCCTGATTAATTTATTGTATTCATCATGTGTAACAATAGATACTCTAGGTATTATTTTAACATTAGAATTGCAGTAATTTTTATCTGAAGTAGGAGTTTCAGTAATCATTACCCAAAAATCAGCAGGAAGATCATAATACTTACCGTTTGGAAAAATATTAGCTTGAGAACCAGACTGAGATAAAGTGGATGGTTGTATTAGTGGTGCTAATCCCCATCCCCTTATTTCAGTTTCTTCAAAACCTTCTTGTTTATAATTTAGTCTATTGTCTATAAACTGATTAACGTACATGACTTGTGCTTTATTTAATACAGATGATAATTCTATATCTTCATAAGCAAATTCTGCATCTTTTAAATTTAAAAGAAGCTCAGTTTTATCAGCCATTTCGTTAGCAGTCATTAGGCAACAGAGTCAATTAATTCTTGTCTTTCTTTTTGGTTTTTAATATTTTTAAAATATCCAACCAATTCATCATATTTTAATGCAGCACCATTCTTAGTTTTATACAACTTAGAAGTACTATCGTAATCTAATATATTTTTCTTTCTTGCTAGGTTAATTACCCATTTAAGATCTGCATCTTTATCATTTGCAAGTTCTATAAATTTAGCAGGATCAGATTCTAAGTACTCTACTACTTTAATTTTTAGAATACCTAAATCAGTTTTATGATCATAAACTTTACCAGCTACATTTAAAAACTTCAAAATAGACTCTTTATCTTGAGTAATTTCTGAGAATCTCATGTAAGCCTTAGTTTTTAAATCTACTGCTTCAATTTTAGCCTCATCTACAGGGCTATCATCAACCATAACATACAAAAGTCCAAGTCTTCTTTCTTGATCATAAACAGCTTTAGATCTAGCTATTTCAGAAGGATATTGACAAAGTACTTTGTACTTGATTTTATCAATTGGATTTTTTAAATCCAAAATAAGTTCATCTTCTACTTGAACGTAAGTTACTTCTAACTTACCAGTATTTGTATTATACTCTTTAATCATACAATTGTTATGATCGTATGGATTAAGATTGATTCCAAGTTTAGCTTCAAAGTATGCTTTTTCTGTCATTTCTTTTCCATTAAAATCTGGACAAGGATTTGGAGTAACATCGTCTACAAAAGAATAAACTGCTCTTGGAGGTACTACGTAAGTTCTAACAGTTCCTGGATGAAAAGGGGCTGCTGTAGCCAAACTACCAGCTTGGTCAGGACTTACAAATTTACCCCAGTGACCCTTGCTTGGAGCAGGTTTTACTTTGATAATTTTATCTTCTAAATAAGGATGATTCATCATAATAATTCTATTTGTTTGTTGGTTATTTTATCAGTAAATAAGGAGGGAAATAAATTAATATTTCCACTCCTCTTTACATATTTTAAGCTTATACAGCTAATTTCAATTCAATAAGTGCATCTGGGTCAAGCATTGCAAGACCAGCTACATCCATGTAATGCACTTCGTATCCATCAATAGGAGAAGACATTACTTTTGCTTTGTCCTTACCACCTGCGGAGAATGGGTCTCTCATACCAGCAATATAACCCATAGAAGGCAATGAAGTAGTATTTGGGCGAAGTTTATAGATACCTGATTCAGAACCCATATCACCAGACATAATGTAGTAAGTATAACCTTCTGCATTACCAAGACCACCATTAGGGTGAGGTTGTGGGAACAACTCACGGTCGCTCAACCAATCTGCGATAACTACTTCAAAATCAATACCATTTACAGATCTATATGTAGTATGCTGATAACCAAAACCAGTAGGATTACTTGCACCTGTATTAGAGGCTGAAGCTGACTTCAAATAAAGGTCATTCATAATTGTTACATTAGAAGTACCTACTTTAGCATCTACTGCTTTGTGGAATTGGATAGCACCAAATTCACTAGTTACCAATTTTACTTTTCTGTTGTTTCTAGAACGCTTATTAATCATTCTAGTCAAAATTACGTCTGTCAAGTAATCCAAATCAAAAGTATTGTACTTCAATTTGTTATAGTTAACTACTTGCTCAAACAAACCATAAGGTGTAGGGCATTTTTGACCATTTGCATCTAAGAAAGATACTCTGTTATTTACATCCCAGTTTTTCTTAGAGAACAATTCAGATTTAGCTTTGATGTATTTAAACTCCATCATTGCAGCTATTTCAAGTGCGTTTACATAAGCTTGAACTTCTTCTGGTTTACCAGTTTTCAAGTTAGTAAGTGCAAAAGGTACACGCAAAGGATAATTTTTACCTTGTTCAATCATTGCACCAGAAACTGCATATTGCATTCGCATTTTAGAAATACGGAAAGCCATTTCATAGTTGGTAGCAAAGTGACCAAGCTCCATACCTTTATCAGACCAGTGATCAGCAGCAGTACCGCCAATAACTACCCAACGACCTTTTAATTGAAGTTCATCAAGTGGGATATTAAAACTCTGACCTGGCTCTGTATTAGCAACTACTTGGTATTTAGTACCAGTAGCATCTTTTTGCTCACTAATTACATGGAATTGGTAATTAGTTGAAGGATTACGAAGGATTTGAGTTTGTGAAGCTAATGGCTTTTCAAATCTTACATAAAAATATTCCTGTGAACTAATTGGAACTGTCAAAGTACCAGCTTGTAAGCTTGCACCTGCTTCAGTTTCAACATCAGTTAATACTAAAGTATTGGAATCTTTTCCCTTTACTTTATAGTAAAACATGTCATTCTCACCATTTACTGTCATGGTAGGAAAGCTTTCTACAAAATTAATCAACTCCATTGCAGGGTTATTTGCATATACTTTATTCAAAGTGTAGTTAATACCCTTTGGATCTAGCATCATCATGGAGTTGAGTGTGTCTTCTTGGGCGTAAGCGCCTTTAAAGGTTTTAGGCTCATACACCTGCAACCCGTTGAGAAATTTACTCATAGTTAAAAATTAATTATTAAATTGTTAAACATTATAACCTAGATTCTTTATACGATCTTTGTTGTTCAAAGGTTCAGAAACTCCTACCTTCCCTGTTCTTTGGGCATCAACTATGACTTCATCTAGTTTGCTTTTTATATTTTTCGCAGATAACTTACTTAATTTTGAAAAATCAGGATGCCATTTTCCAGTTTTGTTATCTACATTAAATAGTCCTAAAGTATTAAAATACTCTATTGCTATTGTAATTTCGTCTGAATATTTGTGTTGCTTTAAGGAAAAATCATTAAAAGATTTTTTACCTTCAACATGAACTACTTTAGTAAGATTTTCTTTCATCTTATTTTTTAGCTCATCTGTTATTTTTAATTCACCTGCTGATTCAATTGATTTAAAGCCATCAATAAGGGATTCAAATTTCTTAGTAGTATTAGCTACTTCGTCTCTCTCTTTATTAGCTTTAATAGCTTTAAATTGATCTATTTGGTGATCTAAATGGCTTACTATCTTATCTTTTGCTGTACTAGCTTTGTCTTTTAATTTTCCCAAAGTTTCCGCTTCTTCAATTTCTTCTTCAGCTTCTTCTTGAGTCATGTTTTTTATACTAGTTAAATAATCTAAATAAATTGTTTTTTGCAATTCTTCATCATCTAACTGTTCATCGGTAAACCCTTCTAATGCAGATTTAGTTCTAGCAAAAGAAATTGCTTTTGTATCATTGTCAAAATGCTCTCTAATATCTAAAAATAGTTTTACTTCTGGAGAAGCATTTGCATATCTTTCCTCTTCTTTCTTTTTTATCCTATTATTTATAACTAGTTCTTCAAGTTTTTCTTCAAACTCAATTGCACTTTTAATTTCCAAGTCTTCGGGCAATTCAATACCTTCTCTAGTAACAAAAGTGTTTAATACTGATTTATAAATAGTAGGATCTACAGAAGTATCATCATCCGCATCCTCTTCTTCTGAACTACCCTCACCATCATTATCTACATCTTCTCCAGGTGTTTCTGGATTAGTTGCACTATTTAATAATGCTGAATAATCAGGAGCTTCTTCAATTTGAAATTTAGAATAATCTATTGACATAACTAAAATTGTGTTTGTTGTTAGTTTCAAATACAAATATAATAACAAAATCTGTTATTATATTATATAATATAATTCCTTAATGTAAAGGATTTTCGTTTAACGTGTTAATTATTTCTTTGAAGTAGTATTGGCTTTCTTTCTACTAATATCATTTTTTTCTTTTGCTAAAGACTCTTTGACTTTATTTGACCTTTCTATTTCATTCTGTGCTCTTGTTCTTAAAACAATATCAGATACATCTAACTCTCTATCATTTGATAAATCTATTTGGCCTTTACCTATCATTGTCTTAGCTTCAAAATCTTTGTCTACTTTATAATATTGGGCTTCTAACTCCATATTTAACATTTCTTTTTCATGTGCTCTTACTTCTAGTGCTTCTTTTAATCTAGATTGCTCCATTCTTTCCATTTGCTCTGCTCTTTGTTTTTCTATTTGCTGTTGTTCTCTCATAGTAGCATTTCTATTAGCTTTGAGTTTCTGAGATATAGCTTGAATGCTTCCAGAACTATTGACAGTAATAAGATCCTCAAGTTGAGCACTGCCTTGTGCAATTGCTTGTTCAACACCTGCTTTAAGTTTTTCAAATAATTCTCTATCTTCTGTTGGTCTATTAGTATGTAAATCAAATTCAGATTCTGCAAATTCACTATATGTTTTAACAAATTCTTGTCCTAAATCACTTAATATATACGAGCCTTTTACTGGATACTCTTTATAAACTTTTTTACATACTTCTAAATACTTCTTTAATATAATCTTTGTAAGTTGATCATACAATTGAAACCAGTGTTCGGTAATTTTAGAAAATTGTGTAATTTCAAATTGAGTATTTCTTACCGCCTGTCTTTCACCAATCTCTCCCTCTCTAGTCCCATTTACCCCACATATTTTACCCATAGTGTATTCTATATTCATCATATAGTCACTTAAAGCTTGAATGTGCTCATGATTTGCACCCAATCTAACTTCTTGGGTAACAAAAGTATTAGTAGCTTGTGCAGCTATTTTATTAGCCATAGGGCCATTTAAAATTTCTTGAGTAGGATCTAATAATAATATTTGATCTATATTAGCCATGTGAAGCCATTCATTAGGCTTCCATCCATTAGGAATCATAGATGCATTTACACCTGTCTTAGAACCTTGCATTTGTGATATAAGCATACTTCTTTTCCAAAATGCTTTATCATACTCTAAATCGAGTTCTTTTATACTGTCAAACATAGAGTAATCTACTTCTACTCCTACTACTGGAGGAATCCCAGTAGATAAATTAGTCAAAGATTTAGCACTTGCTTTTACTGGCTCTAATCTTACATAAATATCTTCTGCAATTTTAGTAGCTCTACACCATTCATTTACCCAAAACTTTCTTACAGTTTCACCTTTAAAAATATCTGGTGAGTAAGCTTCCCCCAAAAAGTCTATTTGCTCGTTACCAAATTCATCTAAACTTGTAACTTCATATATAAGTCTTCTTGATTTCCAAAACACAGTAGTTACTAAATATTCTCCATTATTTGTACTATAAGGTTTCTTAAACAAAACCCCTCCTCCACCTTGTACTAATGGGAAAATATCAGAAGATCTGTTCATTTCCTCATTACTAGAATCATTTAAAGGGAAGATATTTCCATAAGTATCTGTAGTTAATATATCTCCTTTAAAGACATTAGGTCTTTCATAGTGTATATCTACAGCAGTTACTCTGTCTTCTAGTTTTTTCCTATCTTCTTCACTAAGCTCATCATAATAATCATCATATATTTGGCCTACTGATTTATATTCTTCAATAATAATTTTATCTTTCTCATGTATAAAATTAGTTCCACCGCCTAAAGCAGTTACTGAGTTTGGGTCTAGTTTAATTAACTTTATATCTCCATTATAATCATCAATAAGAAAAGCTACTTTACCTCTAACTAAAAGATCTTTAAATCCCATAGAAAGAGTGTATCTAATATCATTTTTAATTATTTCATACTTTAATATTTTATTTGCTGTAATTTCAGCAATATCTTGATAATCGTATGTGGCCCATTGATTAATCTTTTCCATTTCCACTTGCAAAGCCTCTTGGTCAATTTTACCCATATCATATTGCATTTTAACAACAATAGATACTTTGTTTATAAGTTGCTTCATTAAATCGTCTTCTTTTCTACCAATAGAATCTTCGTCTTTTGCAGAAATAACGCATTTAAAATCTAATGGTCTTGAAAAATAATCACCTAGTAATACATTTAATTTAGCATTACCTATACCTAAATGTTTTAGTTTTACTGGATAAGAAGACATTCCCTGATTTTGAAAATCAAGTTCTCTTCCAACTTTGTGAACATCTAATATACCAATAGAAAGATTATGATTTTCTATTTGATTTCTCCAGGTATTTAATAAATTAGAATCTTGCCTTGTCATATTGCAAGCTGCTTCTACATTATCTATATACCACTGCCTGGTTTTTTTATTTTTAGAAAGCTTTTGGATAGGTTCACTCATAAATACAAATTTAGTGATTTAAAATTAAATATTAAAATAAAGTAAATTAATTTTTTAAATTACATTCGTTTTAAGATACCATTTTTCTATCTTGTGCGTATTTTAAGTAAGCAGATGTAAAATCTTCTCTCTTTTGTTTACTCTCTTTTAGTCTATCTTGCTCCATAGTTTCGTCATACCAAAATAACATTATTAAAGAACTTACCCTATCACAGTTATTGTTACCATTATACTTAATTAACTCAAGAAGTAATGCAGGAGAATCTATATGATCTACTTGATATTTGTTATTATCTACAAAAGATCTTTCCATTAACCAACTATTTATGTATTTTAAACCTCCCTCAATAATAGCCCTACCTTGATTATTAATACCTTTTGATGTATTCATGTTTTCTATAAATGGGGCTTCTTTATTCCTTAGTTGATAAGGAGTATCAGCTAGTAAATGAAGACATTTTCTCTGGTCAAAATATGTAAACATGTCTTTAATATTTTGCTCATACATAATTGTAGCATTATAGTATAAAAGAGAGTATAGCACTTGTTCATAAAAATCTTTAGTATTATTAGTTCTACCTGTGTACTCAGCTACTATTTGCCTAGTATTCCTGTCTAAAATAAATAAAGAGGGCAAGGACTCTGATTGCCCAGGATCATCATTTCTCACAACGTCAGCAGAAGCTATATATCTACCTTTTTTTATTACTCCATTTACATCTGTTATTGGTTTTTGGAATAATTCAAAAACGCCTTTTCTTTTGTATTCATTAGAATTTATAAGAGGGTACTCTCTAATAGGATTATCATTAGTTATTTCAAACTCAATATTGCCTTCTACATTTTTCTTAAAATAACCTTTAAAACTTAAATCTAATTTATGATGACTAACTCCTCCTTCCATAAGAGCTGCATACTGCTCTTTTAAAGCAGTAGATGGAAATATGTTATTATCGCCAAGAAGGAAACATTCACTAGGCACTATAGGATGGTTTACTATATATCCTTGTAATGCATCTCTGTCTCCTTTTTTATCTGCTCTTTTTCTGTGTTCAGTTTTTGAGGCAAGGTCTAAATCTGTTATTAAATTTTCTCCTTTTTTATAAGCCATAGATCCTTGTAATACAGAAGTAAAATGTCCTATTTTCCCTCTACCTTCCCACTCATCTTCAAATGACATAAAATTAAATGCATCTGGATTATAGTACAAACTTTCTGCATATCTAACAGTATCTCCCTTTGCATAACCACCAGTAGCTTGCATCCAAATTACATTGTTCTTCCTTCTTTTAGAAGCATCTGCCCCTTCAATAGAGGATAAAATATCTTTGATATTTCTTACAAATGCAAACTCATCTATAATAGATAAATTAGGTCTTCCTGAGTTAGCTGAAAAACTATTATCTCCAAACACCCTCCATATTAAAGAAGAACCTGAATTAAATTTTATACCTGATTCATTATTTTTATCCCAAGAACCTAAGTAACCCTTTTCAAGTGGAGAAGGTTTAGATTGTTCCCCATAAACATACATTCCAGGATACTGTTCTAATGCTGCTTTTATATAATCTTTGATTTGACTTACATATTTTGTTTCTTGAGAACTAACTAATGTAGTAGATCTCATTACTTTTTTAGCAGATAAATTTTCTAAGTATAAGTCATAATCAGTCATACCATCAGTTATAATATTGTGGTTACACAATACACTAGCTATTACAGTTTTACCCCAACCACGACTTCCCATTGTCATAAAGTTTTTTGCACTATTATAGTACACTGCTTTACCACAATCTGATTGAGTTCTATTTAATTCCTCATTAGCGCTTACGTATTCTTTTCTTTGTCCAGTAGGTAAGAATAAATTATCATATAATTTTTTATTTAGTATTCCTCTAAAGGAGCATTTTTCAACTAATTCCTCATCAGTTAACCCTTCAAGTAATAACCTATTTGAGCTTTTAGTAGAATGAGTGAAGCCAGAGAATCCTCTAGCTTCCTCATAATAATAGTAAATAGGCCAATCAATATCTCTTACAAATACATTTCCATAAGACTGATTTCCTTCATCTTCTTCTAACGGTATTTTATGAAAATTACAGCCATACCACAAAGGGCCTGGCATCCATTTACCGCCAATTCTTTCTCCTTCAAAAATCCTTCTTTTAATGCTTTTCCAGTAATCAATATACTCGTACTCATTTAAGAAAGGATTTATGTCCTCAATAGATTTTAAAAGAAATTCAGAATTATTAATCATTAAATATCTGTAATAATAATGCTTTTAGGTTTTAATGCTTTTATAGATTCTCTAAGAGAGTTACTTACTTCCTCTTTAGTAAAACCTTTAGCAGTTACTGATCCTAGTTCTATATTGTCATATACAAGATTACCTGTAACTAAATCAGATTGTTCTTTATTTAGAATCCATCCTTTAAAAATACTTTCAATTTTTGTAGGCAAAAGTGTGTCTTTACTCATAAAATAAGATCCTAATAAATGTACATATTTTTCTACTTCTTCAGTAGTCATGTCCACTTCTTTCAATTGCTTTATATCTTGTCTATCAAGTAAATAGTCAATTAAATATTCATATCTATTTTTCATATCTAGCAATGAACTAGATAATTCCATTATAACTATTTCAGCTTCATTAGCTTTTCTAGTTAATACATCTAATCTTGATTTTTTTTCTTCTGACATTTGTTTGTTGATTATAACCTCCCTTCATCTGAAGAAGAAGTTGGTTTAGGTTTCTTTTTCTTACTATCCTCATCTCTAAGGAGTCCTTTGATAATGGCAAGTTCTTGGAAAGCTTTAGGAGTTCCAGATCTCATTTTTTCTACCATATCTATTTCTTTTAAATCCGCTGTTTTAAAATTTATACTATTGCAATAATCTTCTCTTTTTACCATATACTCACACCAAAAATGATAACTTTTTTCTGGTACTGATAAACATAAGTCAGTAAATTTTTCTACTATTTCTTTGTTTTCTTTACTATTCCAGTTAAACTTTTCATTTTTTAATACTGTCTTTTTTACATCTTCCCATTTACTAGGTATTGGATATATCAAAGATTTAGGATGCAAGCAAAGAGCACAGGCCCACATTAATTTAGAGGTCTCTTGTTTGTCTTTACTCTCATCTGCATTTTTAAGCTTATAGAAGAACTCTATTGCCTCAGTAGATGGATTTGCTTTCCAAAAGTTTTGATTAAAATCTAATATCATTTAAATCCTATTTTAGCATCATTATTTTTATCTTGTTGTACTTCCAATAACTCTTCTTCATAGAACCAGCTTTTTTGATTTTCATAACTTACAAGATATTGAATTACCCTGCCTCTAACATTTAATTGTATATCAACCACTATTCCAAGTATTGGTCTATCTGTCATAGCAGAAGTAGATACACAAACAAGGTCATTCATTTTAAATGGAATTTTAAAACTTTCCCATACTATGTCTTTAATCTTCAGTAACATTTTCTTCAGTATCTTTTTTATTACTATTTAGATTTGCAATATAATCTTTTTTTGAAATAAACTTGCCAAAGTTAGGCACAAATACTGACTCTTCTCCTTCTTTCATTATTTTCTCTATAAAATTACCATAAGCAAGCATAATCTGTCTTACTTTAGATTCATCTACTCCATGCTTTTTAGCAATGTCAGAAAACAATTGAAGTTGTTTTTTATTATAATAAGTTTTATACTTTTTCTCTGAATAATCTGTACTGGATACCTTCATAGTTGTGTATGTTTTCAAAGTCTTTTGGTACTGCTCCTAAATTATATAATTTTTGACCAGTTAATGTTATTTTAGAAGATAGTCTAGACAATACATTATTATAATTTGCTACAGAAGTATCAAGTTTTGTTCTAATTGATTTTCTAACTGTATTAGAATGAATGTATTCTGCTCTAGCTTCTGGAGACAAAGATATAAATTTTTGGTTTATCTTTAATATTTCTGAATATAATTCTAACTCTTTAGTAGTTAGTGGATCTGGCTTAAAGCCACTTTCACTATTACTTCCTATTAAAGAATTTATTACTGTTAGATAGTAAAGATGAATAGATTCATCATCTACTTTGATATTTATTGTTTTATACATTTGCCTGTTGGTTAAAAGAAAAAGGGGAGATTGCTCTCCCACTCTTTCTAATTATTTGTTCTTACGAGATCTCTAAATCTATTATTAATAGTGGGGAAATAGGATCTGGTTTACAATACAAATATACATCTTTATTTTTACTCAATCAAGCAAAATTAAAAATTCCTTTCTGATAAAAAGAATTCTCCAGTGTTAATGTCTACATAAGATCTACACCAGTTACCTTTACCAGTAAGAGGTTTGAACTCTATTTCCATTCCAATAATTTTTCTAACAGAAGCTCTATTAAAATAAATTACAAGTTCGTCTTCAGTATTTTCTGGTCTTGAGTTACCGTCAATAAAATCTACTCTTACAGGCTTTACTGTTTCATTTTCAAATGGTAAATCCATAAACTTACCTCCATTACCCATTCCTGAGTAATTTACTCCAGGGAAATCAGCATTTGTTCTATCATCATAACCAAAGATTCTAACTACAAAATCATTTGTTGAAGTAGCCCAGTGAGGAATCAAAGCTCTAAAGTTAAATAGATTATCATCTTTACTGTTTAAATAAACATTAGGCCAATAAACATTCTCTTCAATCTTTTCTAACTCAGTAGAAATACTAGTCAAATAAATATCATTGTTTTTAGGAGTCAGTGTGAATATTTCATAACAATACGCTGCAAGTTCTTCTGAAGTTTTGCCTGTCAAAGCCTCTAGTTGGCCTTTTCTAAACTCTCTTACTTTATTATAAGAAGATGATGAAAGCCTTGTTCCCTTGCTAGATACAAAGTTAACTACTTCATTTACAGTTACATTAACAATACCTTCACTAGGATTGCCGTCTTTTTCTGCATTCATATAAATAGAAGTATATTCTCTTTTTACTGTGTCACCTGTTTTAGTAATAGTCTTACCCATATACCAATATGTTTTACCAGCATAAGGTCCTACTGTAATTGTAGCAGACATTGGGCCAATAGAATATTGGTTTTCATTTACTTGTGTCAAACCAAAAGCATTTACTTGGTCACATAAGTAATTTAAACCGTGAAAGATAGCAGGGTGACTAGAAGGCACAGAAGTTGGAATAAATTCTGTAGATACTAGAGTTTGAATCCATTTTTTACTTTGGACATTAAATTTTCTTTCATAAGTTTCTTTTAAAATAAAACTGTTTTTACCAGTAGAGGACATCCATCCATCCCATGAGGCTGCATTTTCAGGTAAGCCTAACCTTTTTAAAGTTTCAATCATTATTAAGGGTGTTTAATTAATTTCCATTCAATAGACTTTTTAGCCCAATTTAAAGCATTTAAAGTTTCTCTTATTCCAATATCAAACATACTTATTAAACTGGTATCAGTAGAATAATTTTTTAAAGTGTAAAGTTGGTCTATAATAGTTGCAAATTTTGCTTTTATTTCTATTACTTCTGCACTATCAGAAATATTATTTATTTCTACTAACTCTTGTCCGTATGTAAGTTCTTTATTTATTTCCATTTAGTCAAATATAAAATAGTCTTGAGCATAAAGCATTTTGACAGAAATCATATCTACAGAAGTAGAATGGCTTCTAGTTGCTTTATCATAAAATTCAACTTTGTTTCCATTTGAGTATTTAAAATATTGATTAGGACAAATACTTGGACTTGATATTTTATAGCCGTTTTTAGAATATTTTAATGCATCTTCAAACCCCATGTAAGAAGTAGCTGCTGTATTAACAGCAGTCACTCCTTCAATGGTTCTAGGATAATTATCAGTTTCGTTGGTTATATTGGTACTCATTATTTTACCAAAGAGTTTACATACATAGTTCGCATAGTCTTAAATTGACTAGACTTTTTAAATCTAATAACAGTGCTTTCAGCTACTCCAGCTTTGGCAGCTATCATAGTTGTACTAGATTTTAGGTAACTTGGTTTTGAGTTTAAGAATTTAATAAGTGTATTCATTGTGTTTGTTGATTAAAAATTAAATTATTGGTTAAATTTATTATAACTTGCTTCAGATACTGTTGTATAAGATCCGCAGTCTGAGCATTTCATTTGATATTTTTTAGTTCCAGCGGCAGTAATTCTTACCTTAGAAAGTTTTAAATCTACTGATGCACAATTAGAACAAGAGCACTTTTCTTGGCCAGCTAAAACTCCAAAATGCACTTTAGGACTTAGTACTGGTAATAGTTTGTTATATACTTTTTCTAATATAACTACATCGTTAGCACAGTATTCTGTCATTGTACTAAGGGCCTTTTTATCATTTTTTAAAAGAATGTCTTTCCATAATCCATAAGTGGTTTCTTGTTTTTGACCTACTCCAAAAAATTGAGCAATATAATCAAGTCTGTTAGAATTGAATTTAAGCTTGTTTCTAGAGCCTAATAATGTATCTAGAGAAGTACAGTTAGCAAGGTCAGTAATACCGTGGTATAATGCCCTTGTTCTCACCCAGGGAATATCAAATCTGTCTCCATTGTGAGTAATACTAAGATCGCTTTCATTGAGAACTTTGGAAAATTTCTCAAGCATACTTTTGTCACATTGATTTTTATCCCAAGTCAATTTGTAGATTTTATCACTGCCCTCGTATTTATAACAAATACAAATTATGGATCTTTCTTGTATTATATTAGAAGAGTCTATAGTTTTCTTCCAACCTGCTTCCCAAAATAATCCAATATTAGGACTGGTTTCAATGTCAAAAAATAATTTCTTCATTTATCTGTTTGTTGGTAATATTTAGGTTTTTTAATATCAATATTCAGTTGGTTATACTAAAAAGAAAACCTATATTTGTATGTGATTAAAGCTAACTGCCTTAACTACGATACAAATATACAACTTATTTTTCGCCAATGTCAAGAGATTTAACAAATAATAATTGGATCTATACTAGCTTTAGTATGATTTCAAAACCTATCTTACCTGTTTCCAGTAAGTTAGACATAGAAAACTTTTATGGTATTGCAAGGTTTGATTTATCTACATCAAATGGAAGTGACCTTCATTTAGAGTTCTTTAACTATTGTATAGATAACGACATTAAAATAGGTAAAGTGCTAGAAATCAATTGGGAAGACCTTTCAAGATGGGATATATCTGGTTGCCAATTTCAGAATAATTATAGGAATTGGGCAATAACTAACTATTTAACATTTGAAACTTTTAAGGCTTCTGTGGAAAAAGCAATGGAAGATGTTGGTAAAGTTGAATTTTATTTATAATGATAAAAAGAAAAACATTGGTTGCAGCAATGTTTTGGTGCAGATCTGAGTATAATATACCTAAAGAGAAAATGCCAAAACTAAGGTTAGTTAAATCTAAAAGTTTGACTACTGACTTTATGGGCAAGTATAATTTTGATAATAATACAATTACTTTATACCTTTTAAACCATAAATCTGTAATGGATATATTAGATACTCTATTGCATGAGGTATATCATAGTACTCAGAAAATAGAAATATACAATGCAATGGATGAGTATTTTGGTTATAAAAACAATCCTTTAGAAAAAGATGCAATAGATAATGCTAGAAAAACTAAGTTTAGACTTTATAAATATCTATTAGAATTAGGTTTTTTTTAAGGTTTATCGTAGAATGGTACTAGAACATTATTGATACTTTCTGTATTTAGTAGAATTGCTTTACTATTAGGGATTCTTACTTCCCTGTCAAATCCAACTTTACAAAGTTTCTGATTTCTGTGCAAATCTTTTATTTCCCCTATTACATTATAATGCTGTAATCCATCTAATTCTATTATTAGATGTAAAGTAGGTATATAAAAGTCTAATATACAGAAATCTCCTGAAGGAAAGTACACTATCTTTTGAAATTCGTATTCTAAACCGATTTCGTATAATAATTGTTTTATGTACTTTTCTGGTAAAGTTAGGTTGTCAGATAACGCTTTAGAGTTTTCTTTTGCTTTTTGTACTAATTTGGGATTAGAATGTGCTAAGTACCTTTGATATTTGTGTATATCTTCTAAATCTTTAAAGTCCTCTTTTATTTTTATTTTGTATTTCATATACTTTAAGCAAAATAAGTGTCTTTAAATAAACTTCTCATACCTGTTTCCTCACAATTACCGTTAAAAGATAGGTAAGGATTAAATACCCAATACTTTTTATGTACTTCATGTGCTTGATAAACTTCCCATTTACCTATTACACCTAGTCTAAATAGCTTATTTATAATCTTATCTACCTCTTTTCTATTTACTCCTAGCTCTTCTCCTAGCTCAGTACAACTCATATCATCATCTAATGGACATAGACTGTTATCTCTGTAATTTGCTCTGGTAGCAAGCTTATGGGCCACTTTAAACTCTCTGTCATTTGTTAATTCAGCAAGCAATGCCCAGGCTTTATTATAAGATCTACTCCATTTAACTGTATTACCGTTTACTCTTTCATACCCTTGCTTAAACTTTTTGACTTTATCCTCTAAAGTAATTATCTCTCCAGATGCTAAATTTATCTTAGCAGCTACCTCATCATGTTCTAATTTTATGGTTTTTTCGTATCCCATTTTAGTCAATTTTTAAGTCTTAAATTTTATAGTTTTGGCCATTTTTGACCAAAATTTGGCCAAATTTGACCAAACGTGTTCAGTGTTTACTGGGCCTCTAGAAGATTTCCTTCTTTATTCTTAGAGAGACTTTTCATATACAAAGATACAAACTAAATTTAGGTTATACTTGGTGTAGTAGTTTATTTATTTTCTACTGTCGTAGAAAAGCATTTGCCTATTTAATTTTAGCCCATTTAAGACACTCAAATTATCTTACCACAGTATATACTTATAACACTATTATAAGCTTATAATGAAGCTGTAGTTAAATATTTGACCTATATTTGTAGCTAATAACTAAACTAATTTATTTTAACATGAAAAACTCTATATCTTTTTTAACTTATTTTTACAAAAACCATTTATGGCCAAGCTGTTTTATATTAATTCTTATATTATTTAGTGTGGTTTTTAAAGAGCCTTTGGCAGTTAAGTGTTTTTTGGCTATATTGGGTATACTATTGATTTCTAGTTGTTTGTCTTACATTAGAAGATTTAAGTAAATTACTTTCCTTAGAAAAAATGTAATTTCGGGTAAATTTTCCTTAGTTTTTTTGTAATATAAAGATCCCCTGGGCTAAGTAAAAATAGGGATACATACCCCCTACCCTTTATTTTGTAGATTTTAGTACCCCCTTATTTTATAGAACAATTTTTTATTAGTACAAGTATTATAGAGTCAATACTACAGAGTCAATATTAGATTCCCCATAGAGTCAGTATTAGACTTAATAAAGCTAACAAAGTCAATATTAGACCTAACCCCTTCTCCACTCCACCATCTTCCATATTGGGGGGCTAGTACTCCCTTGTGTTTATATTGTTCATTTACCAAATAAAATTTACATTGTCATGAAAAGAATTACCACTGAAGAAGGTGTTACCCTTGCAGCCTTTAAACAAGCTCACGGCATCGAAGCCCTTCTCGTTTGCAAGAGCGCTAAAAACAAGCTTTACGCGGTTAATAAAGCCACTAACCAGAGAGCCTTTGGGATTTCCGATAATGCTGTGCAAGATGGCGCTATTAACCCTGAAGCACGCATTAGCGAATGGGAAACGGATGAAGGCGAAATTATCTATTACCTTGCCGTTAGCAAGCCTAAAGAAGTGCTATTTGAGATATAATAGCGAGAGAGGGATCATTCCCTCTCTTTCTTCTTGTTTTAATTGTAATTCATTTCATCCAAAATACATTACAGTATTTACTGTATTCTATCGCCATTCTTTCGCTAAATCTTCGCTGATTTGTTGAAATATAGTGCTGTTAACTTGTTGATATGTAGTACATTAGACACTTAATACTAATCATCTACTACATACAATATATCCAACTTCATCCACATAAATAGCCAAATAACGCTATTAAATACCTGGGAAAGTTGTTTTTTCTTCGTTTTATAACCAAAACCCAAATAACAAAAAATATTATGAAAAGTAAAACATTAGAAGTAATGGGCATATTAACAATTGCCGTTTTTGTATTATTATTAGGAGGAAAATTCCTTAATTGGATTTTCAGCTTAATATTTGACTGCCAATTTAACCAAGTTCAAACTGCAATGTTGTGGGGATTACACATAATAGTAATATTCATAGCAACAATCATGTTCTTGATAGAAAAAGACTATTTAGACAAATAAAGACAAAATTCACTTAATAGTGTGGTAGTGAGATAATACATACGCTCACATGAATACACCTCTCAGGCACTTTAAAACGCACACTTGAGGGGTCTTTTCTTGATCCTACAGAATCTTTTATAGACTAATAACAGAGACTGGCAAACAGAGAGTTAGTATACTAAAGTGGGAAATTAGTACTCAATGAAGGTAATCAGACCTTTGAAATCAAGTAAAACCATCCTTGATTAGCTATAAAATATTTAACCAAAAAGTTAATAAAAATATTGTTTTCGTGTTTTGTTTTATTTGGCGCAAAAGACTCTAGAGTAGAATAATCTACTTTAGGGTCAATTTGCTTTAAATACAATACACATAAAAGATCTAAAACCAAAACTAGTTAACCAAACTAATTAAATTAAGAGAAAAAGTTTTTAGCAAATAGATGTCCTAACGAGACCTGGATAATAATGCGCTTAATTAATTAGTTAAAATCCCTAAAAAATGAAAACAATCAACTTTGTAAACAGAGCTTACGATCATTTAATTAAAATGTATCACAAACTAAAAACCAAATTTGCAGTAGTATCAATATACTACACTGTAAAAAATGGTTTATTGTTTGGGCACTTCAAACTTCAACACCGTTGGTAATGGAAGTAAAAAATGTTAAACTAATTGAATACAGCAGATGTTTTGATATAGACTTAGAATTTGATGAAATAATCACATTCAAAGTTGTAGAAACAGTTGACAGTTCTACAAATAAAAAAACATTTGGTGTATTCAGTACAGCTGACAAAACAGTCAATGACACTGTTAAAAATTGGCTAAAAAAAGGAATTCTGAGCCTGCCTACAATTGGCTCATCAAACGCTTAAAGCTATAAATTATGCGCTTTCAAGTAATCAATGTTAAAAGAGTATTTGGTGGTTATGAAGTCCTTTATTGGGCATCAAAATGGAATCCAAAAGACAAAAAACAAACGTATGTAAAAGAGAAATCTTTTTACGACATCAAAACTGTTTGGTTAGGAGTACCTCACAATCAACTAAACAAAATCAATGTTATGTATCCAACTAAAAGCAACCAAGTTGTGATTGGTAATACACAATATGTTGACAAATCAGTAGTTTATCTAGGACACACTACTATCTAAAAAAGTCCTAAAAAATCAGTAATTTAATTAATTTATTTAAAAAAATCAGTATTATGAAAGACATTACAAACGCTGTAACAGGCAAAAAAGGCAAAGAATTTGGTGCTACATTGACATCAATCTCTTCAGAACTAAGAGAAAATTCAAATGGAAAAGGCTACCGTAATTGCGGAATTTCTTTTGAAGTTAATGGAAAAACCTACACATCAGGTGCAATGATGAATGAGGCAAATTATCAATTGGCAAAAGAAGCATCAGCAAATGGTGAATTTGACCTAATTGGTAAAAATCTCCTTACTCAAGGATTTGCAGGTGACAATGGTAACATGTTGTTTACTGTTTCTCATTTGACTTATGGTGAGCGTGTTAGTGCAGATATCTTTGGCCTTGGTGCTGAAGTTGCTGCAACTGAGCCAGCAACAGCTGTTGGAGCATAATCCAATAATGTTGTAAGAAATAATGGGGGAGTAGAAATATTCCCCCTTATTTAAATATTTATTGTTAATGCACCATAACTCATGTAGATATAAAGACTTCTTAGTACCAAATTAGCCTTGAGCTATACTAAGATGTAAAACTACCTAATTAATTGAGCATGATACAGTAATCAATCTGGGGCATGAAATCATTAATCAATTCCCAAGAATGAGCAGTTGTAATAAATAGGTACATATAAAATATTAATTAAAAAGTAATAGTTAACTCACTTGACAATCTACCTAAAAAAAGGTTAAGAATAGAAAAGATTGTTAATTAATAAATTTATATATGTGTCTGGTATGCTAACACTTCAATGAAGTAATTAATCATTTGTGGAAACCACTATACATTTACGCTTGTTAATGGAAATCCTGTAGTAAAGGGTATTCTTACTGAACCTTCTAGAATAAAAG